GGGCCATTAAAAGTTGTATTTGCCATTTTATTTACCTCGTAGTTATATATATACTGTCTCTACGTCGTCTGCTAGGGCAGTCAGTATATTAGTTTTCCTAGTTTTATATGGGGGCCGAAGCCCCCATACTTAGAGTTTATTATGCTCCCGGTGATCCGAAAATACCTCTCCAGTCAGAGAATCCAAAAGAATATCTCTCTCTAGCTTTGTACTTTACGTTACCGGTTTCAAAGTCACCTTCCATTTTAGTGGAAATTGCTGATCTTTGGAAATGCTTTAATCCATTAGAAACATCAGTTTTAATGAAAAATGCATCCGTATCAGTTAAGTAGTTATTAACTACATAACCTTGAGGAATCATTCCCATGCTACCGAGTGCATTAACATCATTATCAGAAGTTCCAACTCTTTGATTAGACTTCATAAGTCTTTCAGCAGTAAATTGAAGATTAACTGGAATAATTAATTTCATACCGTTAAGAGCGACTTTTAAGCCTCTATCATCAGTAATTCCAGCAATGTCAATTAATGCTTGCTCAAGAGATGTCTCATTAAGGTCAGCTGAAGTAGATAGCTCATTCTTTACGTCTCCACCAGTTGTAGGATGATCAGTAGCACAAAGCTCCTTACCATCACCACCTGTAAAGCTACTATTAAACGCATTATTTAATACGTTAGCTGCTTTAACTTGCTTGGCGTTACTCATTGAACGGGCTAATGCCTTAGTGTAACGAGAACTGATTTTGTCATAGAGATTATCCTCTACAGCTTCCTCAGTGATTGCAAAAGCTAATGCTACAGTTTCATGTGTATAGCGAGCAGTAAAAGACTCAGTAGCGTTATCAAAATTAACTGATGAACCCTCTGGTTTTACTGAAGCGCTACCAAAACCTGATAGCATTACTTCTTCTTCAAATGCACGGTCAGAAGTTTCTGTATCAAAAATTTCTGTGTGCTGGTTTTCGTAGCGGTCATATTCTAAGCCGAACAAAGCGTTAAGGCCCGGTTCAAGCTCTTTGACCAATTGTGATCTAGATATTGCCATTAGTTGCCTCCTATTAGATTGCTGTTGTTAGCGAATGAGTATGCTCACCAGTGTTAGAAACAACGTAAGCGTTTGCATTTGCAGTAGCTGTATCGTCGTTACTAGCATCTTTTGAGATACCAATTTGTTTAAATTGACCTGAAGTTCCACTTGTAGAAGTGTCTAGTTCTTGAGTTGATCTTCCAGAAGCTGATGTTCCAGCAGTTCCTACTAAATCAAATCCACTAAAGTTCATGGCAGCTGTACCAGTGCCATCGTGTTGAACTTCAAAAACGATTTGAGGATCGTCAAAAACATTTGCAACGATATCAGCAGCAGCTGTGCTAGCTGGATATGTATTACTAAATGTTGGTTTACTTGTAGTGGGGTCAGTGTAAAAACACCCGTTGAATATACCTAGCACTACATCACCTGCTGCTGCTGCTTCAATTCCGCCTGCAGCAACTGCTTTAACAGCTTGACCTTGATAGATCACTGTTCCGTAGTTATTAGCTATTTTATACTCTTGGGTACGAATCTGACCTCCACTGAGATGCCTTACCGGTTTAAAACCGAAAGCTGCGTCTGAGTTTGCCATCTTATTATGTCTCCATTTATATTGTTAGTTCGATGGCAGAAAAAATTAATCGTCTTTTCTGTTACCACCAAAGGTTACACGACTTTGCCTTTCAGGTTTACTGATTGGCATACTAGGGTGTTGTTCCCTTAAAAGATCGTTTTCTAAAGCTGATTCCTTATCTCGTGTTTGTTGTTCGAAATAAGCTTTACGCTCTGCTACGATTTCTTCTGGAATCTTAGCTAGTATTAAACCACCAACTCCTATTACACCTTTATATTTGCCTTCCTGTATAGTTGGATATGAATCTGCATAAGCATCTGCTCTTACAAGTTCAAAGCCTTCTCTTAATCGAGCAGAAAGATTTTTATTATCTTCTTGCCCTAAAGTTTCAGCTCTTATCCATCTGTGTTTATACCCATCTGGTGCAGGCGGTGCGTCAAGGGATGACGGGGGTGCCCATGGCTTCCTTCGAGTCGTTTTTTCTCTAGAAAGGGCAGCGCGTGGAGTCTTATCTGTTTTATTTATTTCATCATTCATATGCATTACTCCTTCACGTATTTCGCATATTCTTCAAGTGGCACACCTAATTTTTTAGCTATTGCTACCTGAGAGGGTGTGAGTCTAACAGTCTTGCGTCCAGTTCTTGAGGTCCTAGTAGCAGATGCAACAGTCTGGACGGGTTTGTTGCTTCCCTGGACTTCCCCACCATTATTAAATTTGTGAGGGAATTCTTCTCTGACTCTTCTGTCAACTTCTTCATAATACTCATCTGAAGTAGGATCATATCCTTCTTGTTCGACAAGTTTTTTGTGGATACCGAATGAAGCATAAGTCATTGTTTCATCTTTACCAAACCATTCGTTCTTTTCAGCCCAAGCTTCAGCACGAGGATCTGGTTTCGGTGTCGCTACATTATTTTGTACAGGTTGTTGAACTCTTTGTCTAGCATTATATTCAACTTCTTGAGAGACTTCCTGTTCCTTTTTCTGTACTTCTGTAGCTCTAATTCGTTCTTCTTCAATAGCTAATTTAGCAAGAAGTTGATTTGCAGCTACTTGAGCATCTATATCTCCTTTAGCTACAGCAGATTTTAAATTATTTTTTGCTGATTCTAATTGAGATTGTACTCTTCCTGTAAATTCATGAACGTATCCATCATCTAATTTTTTAAATTTATCTTCAAGACTATCTTTTTCTTTTTTAACTTGTTCTGCAAAGCTAAGAGCTTCTTTTTCTCTTCGTTCAGATTCACGTATTTTATAAGTTAGTCTGTCTATACGTTTTTTAACACCTTCACTATATTCTTCACGTTCATCTTTTTTTTCATCTTTTTGTTCAACAACAATATCTTCTTGTATTACTTTTTCTTGTGTTGTTTTTTCATCTAGTTGGATATCAATGGAATCACCAGACGTATCTAGTTCGACCATTAAGTCTTGTTGTTTTATTGCTTCAGGCATAATGTTCCTCCGTCTTATACGGTTAATGCGTGTAAAATATCTTCTGGGTCATTAATGACACCTAATACTTCATCATCGTTTAATATGCGCAATTCTCCACCTTCAATATTTAAACGTGAACCTGCGTAACGTGCAAATAAAACCCAATCATTTTTTTTGCACCAAGCTCCGTGTGGAAACTTATCTTTATCATTATAAGCGTCCGGACCAACTTCCATAACTAGTCCACAGTTTGTTGCAATTTGAGATTCTGTTACTGTTTTATCTGATAGAATAATCCCACCTTTAGTTTTTTGTTTAGCTTTATAAGGTAGAACAATAAGTCGCCAACCGGTTGGTTTAGGCATACTCATTTTTTCCAATGGTTTCTTTTTCTTTTCAGTTTCTTCTTTCGATTTCTGTACCATGCGCGCTTTAGCAACATGTGTAGGTAGTATAAGATTACTAGTCATTTTGCTCCTGTTTCTTTAGCAGGTCCGAGAGTTCCTGTTCAATATAAGTTAGACTGTCTAACTGTCCAATCAAGTTTTGATATTGATTCCAATCTTCAACTTGATTACTAATAATTATCTCAGTTATCTGAGTTTGTCTAGTCCTAATTAAGCGAAATGTTTTATCTGCTAAATATATATCATCCATATATTATTTTTTGAACAGCTTAACTGCACCTTGTGCGCCCTTAATCCCAAAACTTGCGGAAATTGCAATATATAATAAATTGTGGTAATACGATGGTAAATCTTGTAAGGCAACAAAGCCTTTGTGTATATGTTCTTGCCAAGGAGTAAAGACTAAAACCGCTGGTAAAAGTAGAACCACTAAACTTACTTCGTCTTTCCACGAGCCTTTCATTTGATCAACTGCTGATTGTTCCCAGGCTACGTTGCCTGCAATTTGCTGCTCTCTAAGTTTCTGAGTAGCTTTAATTTCAGTAATTTTTAACTCTTGTTTTGCTTTTTTAGTTTCAATCATGCCTGTGATGGCGTTGCTAGCAACGCCGATCAAAGGTTTAATTAGTAGAGAAAGCATATTTAGTTAAACACACCTGATAAAATCATAACAACAACTGCAACAACCACACCAGCTTTAATCCAGTCCTTCATGCCCCAATCGTTCCATTCTTTAATCCATTCCCAAACATCTTTTAATAGTTTCATATTGTCTCCTGTTTTTCTTCATCCCATTCATCTTCGTCCCATTCTTGATCATCCTCATCTTGAGTATTAACTTCAAGAATTTCCTCTAGCTCATCGATTCGAGCTTCAAGTTCTTCAATTCTTTCTTCTATCCTTTTAAATATATTCGGATCATCCATAACTTCCCCCTTAATGTACAGTTACTTTTGAGTAGGATACTTCTGCATCGTTTGCAAATAATTCTAACATTGTTTTGGCTTCTTTTGAACCTAAATTATTTTTGTAAATTTTTTTAGCTGCTACTATTAATGCAGCACTAAGCAACAAAGGGTCTCCTTCGTGATGTTCAATAAAATCATCAACATCATCCATTGCTTCTTGTTGTTCTTGGCATGTATACTTCATTTTATTTGCCTTTCAGTTTTTTTTTACTTTTTCTTTTATTTATCATACCACCATTTTTAGCATAAGTAGGTATAATAGTTCCACTTAATTTTTTTTTCATTGCATTAATATCTCCAACTGTAAATTCTTTACTTGAACCATATCTTTTTCGTAATGCTTTTTCTAACTGTTTTGATAACGCCATTTTAACCCCTTTTACCTGCTAAAGAAGTCTCAGAACGCAATAGGGCTATGTCTTCTTGACTCTTTATTTTTTCTTGATCCATTCTATCCTTTTGATCTAGCTTTTCTTCTTCAAATCCTAGCTTTTCGTTGTCTATTTTTAGCTTTTCTTCAGCAATTCGTTTATTTTGTTCTATTTCTTGTGCTTTAAGGTTAATTTCTTGTTGTTTTAGATCAATAAGAGGGTCTTTTTCATCTCTATTCATCATTTCTTGCTCTTCTGAAACCATTTCAATTGTTGCTTCGGTAATTCTTTCAGCAATTTCCTTCTCATTTTGCATTTGGAACTGCTGCATTAACTCTGGAGGTAGTTGACCACCGAATTGTGCTGCTTGTTCTTCCATAAGTGGAGCATTCTTTGCTTCAATCTCTTCTCTTGCCATTAATGATATATGCTCTGATATATGAGACTGTAAGATACCCATAGTAGGAGGGTTATTAGCAACTAAGTAAGAACTCATAAACGCTCTGTGTGCTTCTATATGGGCCATATGTGCTTGACCTTGAAAAGCTTGAAGCTTCATCATCTGTAAAGATTTAGAGTTTTCCATACCCGGATCTTCAGGCTGGGGCTGTTGTGGAGGTGGGAGAATTTTATCTATATCTCTTACACCTAGTGCTTCATACATACGTTTAAAGGCCTCGTGCATATTATGCATTTGAGGATTAGAGGTTGCCATTTGTAATTGTGATTGTGCTAGAGTAACCCGTTGAGACATTGAAAAAATGTTTGGATCCGATATAGGAAGGATGTCCACACGCTCATCAAAGTCTTGTTGTTTAATTGTTCTATTGCCACCAAGTACTGCATAAGGATACTCAGGCGGTAGGCTCTCAGCGAATACTTTAGCCAGTAATTTAAATTCCAGTTTTTGTGCATGGTGTAATCTTTTATGTATAGCGTTCATAACTTTGGTACCACGTTCCATGATAGCCATCGTTGTTCCTACTGGGTTTGCTTGGGATCCTTCACCCATTTTGTTATCTGCAATAGAAGCAAATCTTCTACCTGCATCAACAACAAATCCTAGTAAAGCGAAAAGTGTTTGACTTGGTTCTTTGTAAGGGATAAGCATTAAGGATTCGCGGATCGCGCCTCCCGGTGCATCTACATCCCTAAATTCACCTGGTTGTAAAGGTTGGTCATCATCTCTAACTCGTAAGCCTCTAGCTTTAAATCCTGCGGGTAGGTTAGATAAAGTACCTGCATCAATAAGCTGACGAAGTGCTGATGTTGCTGTTCTAGATAGTCCACCCAACATATGAATAAGACCAAAACCGTAAAACCCTAGACCAGGAAGAAATTTATAGTGAACAAAGTATTGAATCTTTTTTCTTAATGGATCTTCTTCTGCATAGTTACGGTAGATAGATAAAACTTTTCCAGAACCTTCATCAATCGTAACTACATAAGGTAATTTTATACCAGTAGGTTCTCCTGTTGTCTTGTCTTTATCTTCGAAACCTGCTATGTCCAAATCGCAATGGAACTCTAGTAATACTATCTCTTCTGCGTTGATTGGCTTATCAATTCCATCTAGCTCATCATATTTACTTTGAGCTATATCTTCAGATTCATCCGAAGGACTAATTTTTATATCTCTATAAAGTTTACTAAATTGTTTTTTACGAAGTTCATTGTTCATCATCTTAACAACGTGAACAAGTCTTTCACATGAATTTAAATCTGTTGTTCCATAAGGGACAACAACATCTTCAGCAGGAACAAATTTTGAAACTGCTCTTCCTCTAACTTCGTCATAATAAACTTTTTTAAATGCACTTCCAGCTAGTGGTAAGTGAAATAACATTTGATCTAAGTCTTGATCGTACTCTTCCATCTCATAAGAGATCTGATAGTTCATAAATTCTTTAACACGTTGAGCTTGCTCTTCTATTTCAGGAGTAATCTCTCCAACGATTTGTGTACGGATAGGACCTTCCGGTGGTAGTAATTCTTTATAAGCTTGTGCTTGAAACTGTGTAACTGTTTCGGCAAGAAGAGGATGAGTTACACCCGATGCATTAGCAAAAGGTTTAGATCTCTCTTCATATTTAAATCCTAATAAGTCTAATCCTTCTGTGTAAGTCTTGAGCCAATCACCTCTAGCATCTTTATCATACTCATAATCACTTGTGAGATTTGCTGAAATGTTATTAAGTTCTGAGTCTTCTAAAAGTTCTGAAAGGTTAGTATAAAATGTTTCTTGGTCCTCGGTCTCTGGAGCAGGGTTCACGATCGCCGAACCATCGTCCAGCATCAACGCACCACCGTCCATGTTCATGCCAGGAAGTTCTATTTGTGAGTCATTACCAGCTTCAATTTCTAATTCGATATCTTCAGTAGGATTATTTTTTTCTATAGCCACTATCTAAGTTTCCTTGTTAGGTAATTGATGTCCATCATACCACCTTGATTCATTTCTGTAAAGGTTCCGTTTTTTCTTGGATTCATAGTGGGAGTATATGTTTCATCAATAAATCTTTGTTCTCCAGGTTCAATGTATTTAGGTATGAACTCTACTTCTACATCATCTCTACTACCAAAAGTATTATTTTCTACATACTTTGTTCCTAAGTATTTATCGAACATAAAAGGTGTTGCCTTAAACGTAATACCATCAGGTGTTGTTATATAAGCTCCTGATTCAATTAATTCTTCTTGTCTAACTCCAGGTGCATTAAGTCTATCTAAAGGTAAAGGATTTTCTATTGTTCCTAAATTTCTATCTTTTGTTAAAAAAGATTTTACGTTTTCCACAATACCTTCAGGATTGGCTTCTCTTATTATCTCTCTTACTTCTAACTCTTCTTTATCTCCTACTAAAGTTCCATTACGAGTTCCTTCTTGATAACCCATAATAGGTCTTGTCATTTTGTTAATGTCCATTATTCCTCCTTGGTTCATGTTCATTCTTTTTTGTGCTTCTTGCATTTCTATTTCTTTTACAGGGTCTACTCCTTCAGGGTACATGGTAGATGCCTCTACTTTAGATGGTATTAATAAATCTATTCCAGGTAACACTTTGCCAAAAGATCCTTTTGCAATACCTGATAAAAGAGTTCCTAAAAAAGCAGTTCGTTTGGTTCCCGGTGGGACTTTGCTAAAAATATCACTTATA